AAGTAAACACATAGTTTTTATTCCTTTAAGTTAAGTTGATAGTTATGCTTCGACTGCTTCGACTACTGGGGTGATGCGAGGGTTTTGCTTAACGATTCCAGAGCGAGGTAGCTCGAATCCCTTATTCGTTAAGTAAGCTCTCAAATGAGTTGTATCTTGCTTGTTTTCGGGCTTGCTTATGAACTCTAAAAACTTGGCCGTGTTGAGATCGGCCAATCCAGCTTCAAGCGTAAAAAACCATGTTGCATAAGTGAACTCTAAGCAAGCCATGATCGTTTGATATTTGAGAGTGCCTTTAAACAATCTAAACTCGATTGTGTTGGGGTTTTGAAAGTTCAGAGCTTCGTAGCGATCACCATTCAAATTTTGAAGTTGATGACGCTTGTTGTCGTATTGCTTTGCACCCTTGAGCCATCCGAGATTACCCTTTTTATCGTGGAACTTGGCATAACTGTCGGATGATCTGCGAGCGAGTGCGTAGATCATGCGCTCGTTTGCTGGATCGTTGATAAACAAAACGAGCTTACTAGCGTGATACAAAGTCATATCACTTTTACAGATGTGGATGTGCAACCCACAAGTGCTAGTGTCATGCGAGCGAACTGATCTCCAACGATTTTTAAAAAACTCTAATTGCTTAGCGTGGACATCAAGCCCTGTGTAGTTCGTTACGACCTCAAAGCCATGATCGAGCGAGCCATCATGCTCACAGAGTGCGTATTGATAACTGGAGCCATCGATCTCGGACTGATGCAAGCCAATGCAATCGAGTAGCTCTTGCGCTTTCGTGCCTCTGTCCCACTCTTCGTGGACTTCGACTTCAAGCTCCAGCCCTAAGTAGATCGGCTTTTTACGCTTGTCATGCAAACTGGGGATGCCATCAAAACACTCGGAGCTAGAGTGATACTCGCCAATGATGCCATCGTCATCGGCTTCGTCATCGTCATCTCTGACATAGGTGTCACGATAATCGCTCCAATGGTAATTGCGATCTCGACAAGAATCGCAGATGCGATAGTCATCGTAAGCCCAGTGCATATCATCTTCATGCTCTAAGCGATTACAGTCGGAGCAGTTGTGAATATCTACCGAAAATAATTCGTTGATGATGTCATCCCAGCAGAGCGTAGAGCGCAGATCACGATCACCATTCAGATAGTCGAGAATTTCCTCGACATCATCATTACCATCTCGCAGAGCATTACCGATTAAACCACCTACCATTTTAAAAGCGAACTTTTTGCCCAGCCATCCGCTTGGATTACTGGGCAAATAATGACGATAAGACTTGTGACATCCAGACTGCAAGTTGTCACGAACTTGATAGTGAACTGATGCCTTGCGACCATCCGCATCGCCATTACCAACATAGTGAGCGAGCCATATATCTAATAATTTATTCATAAAAACTCCGTTTAGTAAGTTGATAAAAAGCCAGTAAAAAATTACGGGCTTCACGATCTTACATCATCTTTATTACTGAATACTACTAGCTCATTCGATGAGCCAGTAAGCGAGATCATAAGCTCATTTTGTGAGCTAGTGAAGTAGGTGTTTACCCTAATACGATATGATGCGATGCAATAACGACCAGCCAGCCCTTATATCTACTGGATTACTAGAGATCGCATGGGGTAATGAATAGCTCTATCAAAAATGCGCCAATGCGCTCTATCGCTCGTTTAATGCCCTTGCTAACGATCTATCAATTTGATGGGGTGCGATGCTCTCGCATTTTTACTGGTATGTAGTCCACCCCAGCTCGCCACCCTCGCACACGCATCAAGCGCACCAGCGAGCCATACTGCCAGCTTGCCCATGCACCAATATGGTGCATAGATTAGCGCACCAGTCCACCAGCTTGCCTATGTTGCACTGCACCATTCAGTCCCCCATGTTGCACTGCACCAATGCACCAATGTGGTGCATCATGCACCATAGCAGTGCGCCTGTGCACCAATTTGGTGCATGACCCTCCTTTTTGACTGCCAGTCCCCTAATCAGTCCAGCGACCCCCGTAAACTAGACCCCCTCCCTGCGGGCGTGGGCCCCTGAGCAAACCTGAGTTTTTATATTTTTTTTTGTAAATTCTTAGGAAAGTGTGTCAAGACTGTCAAAATTGCCAGTAAATTGACACACTTCTTTTTAGGGGGTCCCTTATAAATCAAGGACTTACAAGCGATTGACACACTTGACACACTTCTTTTCATTTTTTTTATTTTTTTTAAAAAAAATAATAAATAGAGTGGAGGGGTAGGTGTCAAAATCGACTGGCAAGTGTGTCAAGTGTGTCAATTCAAACTTTTAGTTATTAAAAAACACTTTTATATAACTTTTTGTAATAAAGGCTAAAATTGTCATATATGCGTATTAGTAAACATATGAACAAGTATGTCTACCAAATCCAAGGAGCATTGGAAAACAGCGAAGGCGAATTCCAAGGCTTTAGATTGCTTGTCTGTGATTTGCACAACTTTGACCAAGTTGATATGCCTAAGTCCGTATTGGATAAGGAAACCTGTAAGTATTTACAGTTTCGTTTAAAAATCACAGAAAAGACATCCGACGTTATGGATATCCGTAGATTGCCGCACCAAGTTCAGATTCGCATTCGAGCGCTGTTAGGGCGCTGGCTAGACAACTGGGTACTACAAAACTTTTATGGCAATATTAGCAACACAAAGGGTGTTAACCCTTGACTATTGGAAAATAGCCGACCATATAACTGAAAGTGATATAGTTTTTGACCGACATGGAAAACCTGCTAGGGTTAAGCTCGTTCAAAAATACCGATCTGATAACTGCTATGCGGTTTATTTTGATGATGGGTTGTCTATCAAAGGAGATTTAAACCTACGTTTACCTGTAGAAAACGAAAAATACAGAAAACGGGTAAACGAATATAAAGGGCGGCGTACCTTTTCGCGCCCTTTATCCATCAAATCCGTAAAAGAACTGCTGAACACTTCGCTGCGTGGTAGAGAAAACCGCCATGAGTACACCGTGCCAACCGCTGGCGAGTTAGCTTTCCCCACCCAAACCCTACCAGTGCCCCCTTTTGTATTTGGCTTTTGGTTTTTTAACCGTAAAGCAAACGAAATCATGTACGCCCCAAAAGGCTGCGAAGATTTTGTACACAGAAAATTTAAAGACGCTGGATACAAACTGGTCTTAAAGAAAAAATCTCACAACGGCCAGCAAATGTTTGTGACCAAACCCACCGTTCGGTCACATTTGGTTCCCAATGTCCCAGTAAATATTCCAGATAATTATCTGCTTGCTTCGGCAGAACAAAGATTAGAACTATTACGTGGAATAATCCACGCCAAATCTAGACAATACAACGAAACCAAAGACAGATTTCGAGTAACAACCGGAAACAAACTAGACGCTAAACAAATTCAGTACCTTGCTGAGTCATTGGGTTGCAAAACAAACATAGCTAAAAATCCACCAGGTAAAGGCTTTACAGTTTTTATCAAAACCCGCTTGCGTTTAATAGAAAACCAAGTATCCCCCAATTTAAAAATACGCCAACAGTGGCGGTATGTTAATGAGATTGTTCAAATCCAGCCGCAGTCATGCGTACATATCGAAACTGACAGCCCAGATGGAAGCTTTCTTGTCGGCGAAGGATTTATTGCATGCCATTAGACCCAACAAAAGAAAAGTACCTTACCAAATTCATGGAAAACAGACAGCATTGGCCTAAGCCAATGTTAGATCTTATGGTTTGGCAAGCTAAATGGGCAGTACAAGCCCTACCACATCAAAAAGAACCCGACAATGGAGAATACGACACCTTCCTTATGCTTGCCGGTCGTGGATCAGGCAAGACGCACACTGCTAGCCATTGGATTGGTATACGGGCTGCTACCTACGACAATACTCGCTGGCTTGTTACCGCCCCAACCTCTAATGATATCCGTGCAACTTGCTTCGAAGGAGACTCCGGTCTTCTCAATATCATACCCAAAAGCCTTATACGAGATTACAACAAGTCCCTCTTTGAAATTACCCTTATCAACGGATCAATCATTCAAGGAATTCCCGCTTCAGAACCAGAGCGTTACCGCGGTAAGCAATACCATGGAGCTTGGTTTGATGAGTTGTGCGCCTTTGACTACCTCGATGACGCATACGATGGTGTACAGTTTACCCTCCGTCTTAAAGACCCAAGAATTGCTCGGGTGCAACAAATTATCACCACCACCCCCAAGCCACGGGAACTTATTGTTGACCTCAACGAAGGCAAAGTCGGTGGCGATGTCTACGTTGTCAACGCGTCGTCGTATGACAATAGGGAAAACCTCTCCGAAACATTCTTTAAACAGTTAGAAACTTACGATGGCACCGACATTGGGCGCCAAGAGATTTACGGTGAAATTCTTGACCCAGAATCCGCTGGTATTATCAAACGTAAACAATTTAAACTTTGGCCTGCAGACAAACCCACTCCAACTTTAGAGTATGTTTTGGCCTCGTATGACCCCGCAACCAGCGAAAAAACACACAACGACCCCACTGCTTGCACCGTGTGGGGAATCTTTGAACAAACAGATGGTGGCACTTGCGCTATGCTGCTTGATTCTTGGGATAATCATTTATCCTATCCAGAATTGCGTAGAAAAGTAGTCAATGACTTTAAAGAAGTTGTGTATGGTGCGGATAACACGTTTGCTAAAGGCAAAAAAGCCGATTTAATTCTAATGGAAGACAAATCCGCTGGTATTTCTTTAATTCAAGAACTTAGAGGAGCCGGTGTGCCTGTTCAAGGCTATAACCCTGGGCGCGCTGACAAAGTACAACGTCTAAACATTGTGGCACCACTTGTAGCTAAAGGAAAAGTGTTTATTCCCGAAGACCCAAACAAAAAAGGGGAGTTTGCAGACTGGTCTAAACGATTTTTACGCCAAGTTTGTTCTTTTCCTGAAATGGGCGGCCATGATGACTATGTGGACTCTCTTTCTCAAGCATTACGTATTCTTAGGGATGATGGATGGCTTCAATTAGACTATTTGCCACCCAGAGACTATGATTACGCAGACGACCCGTCACGCAAACGGTTTGTTAATCCGTATGCCCAATAGGGCGGATTAAGCCTAAATAGCGTATTAGTTAAAATAAGGGTGTATTTACCGCCCACCAAATTCGAAATTAGATAATCTATGGCACAACCATCATTACCAATCCAAATCGGCGGCAATTTGCCCAGTCTCGATCGAGAAGATGAGATTAAGGACGCAAAGCAACAAGACGCTGATATGGAAGAGTATGAAGACATACTCGGGTTAGATTCAGATGAAGTAGAACAAGAACTCATTGAACTTGATGACGGTTCAGTAGTGGTAAACTACGTTGAAAAATCTAGCCCCCTTAAAAACCCAGAGTTTTATGCAAACCTTGCAGAAGAGTTTGATGAGCAAACACTCCAATCATTAGCGATTGAGTACCTTGACTACATTGACGTAGATAAAGAAGCTCGCAAACAAAGAGACAAACAGTATGAAGAGGGACTTCGTAGGACCGGCCTTGGTAAGGACGCCCCTGGTGGTGCTACTTTCGACGGGGCTTCTAAAGTTGTGCATCCCGTCATGGCCGAGGCTTGCGTTGACTTCGCAGCTTCCGCGTCAAAAGAGTTACTTCCTGCAGACGGAATTGTCAAATCCAATATCAAAGGTAACGACGACAAAGCCAAAGAAGAAACTGCTGATAGAAAAGTAAATTTCCTTAATTGGCAATTAACACAACAAATTCCAGAGTTCCGTGATGAAATGGAACAACTATTTACCCAGTTACCCCTTGGTGGATCTCAATACCTTAAATGGATGTATGATGAAGAACAAGCTCGCCCAACTTGCGAGTGGATCCCAATTGACAACATCATCCTCCCTTACGCAACAACAAATTTCTACACATCCCAACGTGTTTGTGAACAACAAGACATTACTGGCGATGAATATTTAAAACGAATTGATTCTGGTTTGTACCGTGATTTGGACAATGAAGACTACACGTCTGATGCCCCAATTAACGATATGACTCAATCGGAAAAAGCCAACAACAAAATTGAAGGCCGCGATTTACCCGGTAAAAACATTGATGAGCTGCGCAGAATCTATGAGATTACCTGCTACATGCGCCTAGATGATGATCCTGAAACAGAAGGCAAACGCGCCCCGTACATTTTAACTATTGATGAATCAACAAGTAAAGTATTAGCACTTTACCGCAACTGGGACGCAAATGATGAAAAACGCGAAAAATTGGATTGGATTGTTGAGTTCAAATTCATTCCTTGGCGCGGCGCTTATGCTATTGGCCTCCCCCATCTTATTGGTGGTTTGTCTGCTGCTCTTACTGGTGCTTTACGTGCTTTGCTGGATGCTGCTCATATCAACAACAGCCAGACAATGCTTAAACTCAAAACTGGACGAGTTTCTGGACAGAGTGACCGAATTGAACCAACACAGGTAATTGAAGTTGAAGCTGGCGCTGGCGTTACTGACATTCGTCAGATTGCTATGCCAATGCCGTTCAATCCACCGTCTTCCGTTCTTTTTGATTTGCTTGGTTGGTTAACACAAGCGGCTAAAGGCGTTGTCACAACAGCTGAAGAAAAAATTGCTGACGCTAACAGTCAAATGCCGGTGGGTACAACACAAGCGTTGATTGAACAAGGCGCTAAAGTATTCTCTAGCATTCATGCTCGTTTACATCGCAGCCAAGAAAAATCTCTTAAAATTATTTCTCGTATCAATCATTGGTACTTGCAAGAGATGGACAATCAGTCCGGCGAAGAAATTGAAGTGCGTGACTTTGCATACAACTCAGATGTTCGCCCTGTATCTGATCCTAACATTTTTTCTGAGACACAACGTCTTGCTCAGAATCAAGCTTTATTACAAATGGCAGGCACTGCGCCTCCAGGAATGTTTGACCTTCGTGCTGTATACAAGCGCGTACTAAAACAATTAAAAATTCCTGAGCTCGAAGAAGTGTTGCCAAACCCACAAGGTGCCAACGAATCCAATCCGGCCTTAGAGAACGTCTCTATGACGATGGGACGACCCGCTGCCGCCTACCCCGACCAAGACCACATTGCACACCTTAAGATTCACTTAGAGTATGCAATGAACCCTGCGTACGGTGGTAACCCATTAATTGGACCAGTATTTGCGCCCCACGCACTTGAACATATTAAGCAGCACTTAACACTACACTACTTACAATCTATGCGGGCGTATGTGTCCCATGCAGCTGGTGGAGAAGACATACTTAAACTGCATCAAGAGTTGCCATTGGATCAAGAAGCACAACAAGCTTTGGCGTTGGCTTCTCAAATGGTTGGCGAAGACGCACAGCAAACAATTGGACCGTTCTTACAGCAAATTCAAGGCTTAGCTCAAAAAGTCGCACAAGCGCAACAACAGCAACAGCAATCTATGCTTATGTCTGACCCAACTGCCGCAGCAATTGTCAAAACTCAGACAGCTGAGACACAACGTAAGCTACAAGAAGCCCAAGCCAAAATGCAACTTGAAACTCAAAGCATGCAACAAGACTACCAAGTTAAAATTGCAGAATTACAGCAAAAAGTTCAAGAGCTTCAAGCTAAATACAGTACTCAAACTAGCATTGACAACCAGCGCAACGCAACTGACATTGCTATGGCTAATATTAACAACGCAGCCAAAGAGCGTGTTGCTTCAATTACGGCTGGTGCTCAAATGGATCAGTTACAAACCCAATTGGAAGCGGAACAAAATCAATCTGCAATGGAAGCTATCCAAGCCTCTGATCAAGATATCCGTCAACATGGTTTAGCAATTCAACAACAACAGTTTGAACAACAAGCCCAACAAGTTCAACAACAAATTGAGGCACAACAGGCGGCTCAACAGCATCAACAAGGTTTAGCACAGGCCCAACAGCAGCATGCAATGGAAATGCAGCAACAGGACCAGCAACACCAACAGGGTTTGGCACAAGCCCAGCAAATGCATGAGCAACAAATGCAACAACAAGCAGAACAACCACAAACACCTACTGAAGGACAATAAAATGGCAAAAAACCCACAAGATGGCGGCGAATTAGGCTTCCGTAAAACCTACAAAATGACTGGCACACCCGGCAACGGCGGCGGTCCCGGCGAAACTACCCTTGATAAAGGTGCATCTGGATCCAAACGCGCTAACAATGCGGTTCTTAACCAAAACAAAATGGCTAAAGATAGCAAAGTTGGTCCAGGTAAAAACCTTAAAGACATCGGTGGCGGCAACTTTTACTGATCGTTTTATGAAAAGGCTAAATCCAAAAACAGGAAAGCCTTTTAAAAGAGGCGATTTGCGCAACGATGGTTTTAGGTTTCACCATTACAGAAAAGATAGGCCATTAAAAGACGGGCTATATACAGAGGCTTGGTATAGCCCAGAAGCATTTCAAAAACAAAATATTGGGATGGCAAAATGGCGCGAAGAAAATAGAGAAATTGCAAAAGAATATACCGCTTGGTGGCAAAAAGAAAACCAAGCAAAAGTAAATTCGTACTCAATGCAACGTCATGCAGATGAAATTCAAAGAACGCCAAAATGGTTAACTTTTGAGCATAAAATACAAATTTTAGGATTTTACCAACAGGCTAAAGTTATGGAAAAAACTTTAGGTGGGAAGTATGAAGTTGACCACATTGTTCCACTTAAAGGTAAAACTGTTTCAGGATTGCATGTACCTTGGAATTTACAAATTTTAACTAAATCAGAAAATTGTTCAAAGAATAACAATTTTTGGGGCGGATTTAATTCTGCCCACGTATTAGTGAGAATATGAAGGACTTTATTAGTGAAATTATCGGTCGCGTAAGGACTGAGATAAGTAACCATGCGGATACCGTTACCGCGGGTACTAACATCAATTCATTTGATGATTATAGGCAATACGTAGGCATTATCCAAGGTCTGCAAATGACTTTAGACATTGTAAACGAAATTTTAACGGAAAATGACGAAGAAGACCTGTAAAGGTTAAGGAGTTGCCGGATGGCGATTGATTTTAGAGAAAAAGATGAACCAGATTTGCGTTCAGAAGCTGAGTGCTTCCCAAACGTAGATCCGGGTGTTGAGATTCTTGGAGACCGAGTACTGGTGCAATTACGCCGGGAAAAGACAACAAGTAAAGGCGGAATCATCCTAGTTGATGAGACCAAACAGACGTTACGTTTTAACGAAACAGTAGCAAAAGTAATCAGCATTGGCCCCCTGGCGTATAAAAGCCCAGATGACCTAACTCCTTGGCCAGAAGGCCCTTGGTGTAATGTTGGTGACTTAGTTCGTACTATCAAGTACGGCGGCGACCGTTTTGTAGTGCAACCAGACGATGATGGCGCTCCGGTGGTGTTTATTACACTACAGGCGCGTGAAGTGATCTCTAAGATCAAATCATTTGAAGCTGCACAGAAAATGAAAGCGTTTGTA